GCTGGTCGCGTTCTTGGTCCTCCCAGAACTCTTTCGGCGAGAACCATTCGCCTTCGTTGCAGTGATCAATCAGAACGCGGTTGTCGCTGTAATCTGTGTCGATGCCGTAGACGATCCGCTTGGCCTGGACGATGAAGACCGCATTGGCAGTGCAGTGGTCATGTACACCGGCGCCAACGCAGTCATGGTGCAGGCGCTTAACGAAGTCGGCCCAGGTGTCGGCGTCTAAAGTACTGGCCGTGGCCAAGCTGCGCGATTGCTCGGCCTGTTTGTTTTCTGCGGGCATGGCTATGTCCTTGCCGGGGCATGCCCGGGCGGTGGAGTGGGGGAGCTATGCGGCTTCGGCCTGGCGTTCTGCTGCGCGCCATGGGTCGTTCGCCCTGGCAAGTGCTGCCATCGGCGGTGGGCTGACGCTGTTGCCGCACATGTGGACCTGTTGGGTCTTGGTGAACGGCTTGCCGTCGGCGCCGTGGCTGATGATGTAGTCGGCGGGAAAGCCCTGGGCCTTGTACAGCTCGGAAGGTTTCAGCATGCGCAGGCAGATATCGACGATCACATACGGCGTTCCCTTGACCATCACTGTGACCATCGCCAAGCGATCCTTGGTGGTGATGGTTGGCGTCGGTGCATCGCAGGCGCTGATGTTCTCGGTGCCGTAGTAGCTGATCAGGAAAGCCGCGACGCGAAGGGCGCCGTCTTCATGCTCTGGCGACAGCTTGTAATGCAGCAATGCGTGATGCTCGGCGCCCGCGGTCATGGTCGGCACCGGCTCATCTGCACCCCGGCCCACGCAGTTCCGGCGCAGGGTAGCCAGGCTGGCGCTCACCAACTGTTGCTGGCTGCCGGTGTTGGTCACCGTGGTCAGCGGCTCGTCCATGCCCTTGGCAAACGTGGTGTTGAAGCCACCATTCATCTGGGCCATGAAGACCGTGGATAGCCCCATGGCGTGGGCGGCACCGGCCGGGCGCTGGTAGTTGCCGCCGCTGGTGATGGTCGGAAGTGGCTCGTCGAGTGCCTTACCTGCATCGTTGAAGCGGAACTTCACCAGATGAGCCGCGGCGATCGCGCGATGGTTCTGCGTCATCAGCGTTCCGGCCGGCTGATCGGCCGTCGTGGGCTTTCCGCTATATTCAGGCCCACCGGCGCCGACCATCACCGGACTGATAAGCGTCAGCTCCCCACGGTTGGCGCATGTCACGGTCGGCAAGGGCTCCATAGGATCGTTCACCCTGACGCTGCCTTGATGCGTGGCGGGTGCAATGACCGGACTCGCCATGGCGAACGAGCCGCCGCGGGGCCAGCTGGTGATGGTGCGCAGGGGCTCCGCCGACGATTGCGCAAGCTCGCCGGACCAATTCGCGATCGGCACAATGAACGGCGCCGGGTTTTCGATGACGAACTTCTTCATGCCCTTGGCAACGCGGCGCAGGGTTGCCGGGGCCAGATCCTTCTTGCGGCCGAAGATGCTTTTGCCCAGGTCGCTGAAGTCGATGCAGTCGGCGGCGGTCTTCCACTTCTGCTGGCCTTTGACCGGGTTCTTCGCGTGGGTCGGCTCCGGCCACACGATCGGCTGGCCGTCGCACCGGGCGATCATGAACAGGCGTTCACGGCTGGTAGGCGCGCCGAAGTCGCAGGCCTTGATCACACGCCACTCCACGGCATAGCCCAGGCGCTTCAACTCGGCGACGAACACAGCCCAGGTCTGCCCGCGGCGTTTGGGGTCAGGCACCAGGAACTGCTGGTGAACTGGGACCACCTCGCCAGGCTCGGCGACATTGCCGCCCAGTTTCACGACGCGGCCGGTAGCCTTACAGCGCTTGGCGATCAGCGGCCCCCACTGAAGGATCTGTTTCACGTTCTCCAGGCTGATGACGCGGGGCATCTTCTTGCCGGCCCACTTGAGGCCGATCCACGACAGGTTCCGGATCTCGCGTTTGCGTGGCTGGCCGCCGGCGGCCTGGCTGTGGTGCGTGCAGTCCGGCGACATGTGGAACCATCCAACGGCCTTGCCGCCGCACTCGGTATCCGGGTCACCATCGAACACGTCCGTGGTGAAGTGCATCGCGCCCGGGTGGTTCACGGTGTGCATGCTGATCGCCTGCGGGCTGTGGTTTTTCGCGACGTTCACCGTGCGGCCCAGGCCCATTTCCAGCCCGGTACCGGCACCGCCGCCACCGCAGAAGAAGTCGACCACGATCTCATCGTCCTGAGGATTGAAGCCGAGTCCGTATTGGGTTTTGAAATCGAAGGGGTGTTTCTTCTGTTGTGCAGACATAGAAGATCCTCGCCGGTTGGCGTGATTCGAGTTTGTGGGCTATTGGTTGATGGCCCGGCATGAGGCCGGAGGGAATTTTCAATTGAAGCGATTGTTGTTCGCGCTCGGCTTACTGATGCCGATGGCCGCCTCGGCAGAATCTGTCAAGGAGATGTATCCGGGGCCTTGGGTCTGGGATTTCAATAACGCCATCACCGGCGCGCTGGTTCAGGCAAAGGTGAGAGGCTGTGGCATTTATCGATACAGGGTGAGCCGCAGCAGCGATAGCGAATATCTGGTGTACTGCTCTCGGGACAACGAAAACTGGAAGGCGTACATGGTGTGGCCAAATATCAGCAAAGTGATGGGACCCTATCCGCCCGATCCGATGCTCCCCTGAGTCAGGCGCCGCCCTCCGTGACCGGTGGTGGCAATTTGGTTTGGGTTGGGGTATTACGGGTGACCGGCATGAGGCCGGATCAAGGAGAGAAAATGTCGGACCCCGTCATCAAGTACATGTTTGTTGATCGCGCGCCTGCCCATCTGACCTATCAAGCCGGTGACGGGACTGCACCCCTGTATCTGGAGTGGGAGGGGCGGCCTGGAGCGTTCAAGGTAAGGCTGAAGCCTGGACAGTACAGCTGGGCTGGCAATGAGACCGGGGACGGGACCGTTACGATAGAGCTGGAAGATGGAACGCCATTCACAGGGGTTGTGGTGTCGAGCTTCCCGGTAAGCGTGCCTGAAGATGCCTTTGGCCCTATCGATTTGGAGCTCAACATTCAGCAGGACGAATGACCCCAGGATCCTCAGCTTGGGTCAGCTATCGAGGTATTTCGATTTCGTCCTCAGCCTCTGGCGGATCGTCGGCGATAGACTTCCTTCCGGCCTCCTCGATGAGTTGCGACACCCTTTCGCTAACTACGTAAGGTGTCGTGACACAGCGCAGCATCGTGGCCTGGGCCTCGAAGTCAGCCGCTATCAGGTTCATCAGCAGCCGCTGGTGAACGTCCTGCTGGTTGTCGATGCCATGAGCTTTCATTACCCGCTTGAGGTCGGCCTTGAACACGCCGGCCACCTCAACCGTAAACTTCTCGATGCCCAGGGCGGCAGCCTTCGCCGCTGCTTGAGCGCTTCCGCCGTCAGCTGCTGTGTTTCGGCCATGGCCTGCTCCTTCAATTCCGCTGGCTGGCAGCTCCAGCCGTGTCGGTTGTCTGCGTGGTTTTTCAATCGGGATGCTTGTAACCTGGTTTGTATGTAATCGGCTCAGAATTGCAACCGATCGTCGATTAATAAGTAATATTTTATACGCTTTATCTATATGGCATTTTTTGCATGCTATACCAAACTCAGACCACTGAGGGTGTCGAAAATGCGGCTGTTAATGATCGTAATTATTTGTGTAACATGTTTGAACGGGTGCGCTTATTATTTTACTCAGCGACCACCAATCATGGAGCGAAAAATGGGTTCGCCTCTTAGCGAATCAACGGGGGTCCTTGCGACATCAGCTGACTACCGAATTGTATATGTGAGAATTAAACCGGGCTCGCCCATTTGTGCGGAGCCACCGCCTGATGTGGCAGGCCAATTTGCCTCCGCTTTTGCTGCTGCGTTGTCCGCTTCTCCTGCAGGTCGCCCGGCGAGCGCTGAGGTGCAGTCGAATTTGGCAGTTTCCATGAAGCAACTGGTCAAGAGGACTCAGGGACTCCAGCATTTCCGAGACTCCGCAACCGACCTGTGTATCGACATGTCAAACGGTTACATATCGCAGCAAGAGTACGCAGAGGAAAAAAGAGCTTTAAGACTGCGGGCGTTCGAACTCATAAAGATCGAACTAGAAAATATGGGTGACATTACTTTTGACGATGCAGATATACCTAATGGTTTTAGCCTCGCAATTAAAAGAAAGAGCAAAGCTAAACCTGCAACCACGTCACCGGTTGAGGCACCCCAAGATTGATCTGTTCAGGACAAGTATTGTCTCTAGCCGTGTCTATCGTCGGCACCGGCGTATCTAATTGCTGATTCGCCTCATGCGGCGATCTTTACCTTGTGCCAGGCGCCGGCGGCATAGAACAGCTTCGCGGCCTGGGCCTCATCCATCGAAACCTCGTCTGGAATGGCGATCCAGCCTGACGCCACAAGGTGGTTCGGGTTGGCGCTGTTGCGCAGCTCCAGGTAGTAATGCTCGATGGCGTCGGTCAGGCGCTCGACCTTGTAGATACCCTCGGGCGAGATCTCCACCGACTTGATGTACTCGGCGCCGCGCTCGTCTCGACACATGGCAGCGATGTAAATCGTCCAGTGGTAGGAGAAGTCGAAGATGGCATTGGCGACCGCTTCGGATCTGGCGGCAACTCTTCCAGTTCACCATGACCTGGCTACCGCTGGGGTCGATGTTCACCACCGCAACGTGATTGGTGCGCAGCAGCGCCCGACAACTGCGCTCGGCCCGGGCAAAGCTGTTGTTTGGTTTGCGTTTCGACTTCATAGCGAGTCCGCCATCTTGCGCAGGGCGCGGCGCTCGGCCAGGGACAGAGGCCTCGGCTTGCGCTTGAGGACCGTTTCAGGGTCTATCCGAGTCGAGCGGGGCGGCGGGATGGGATTGCGCGGCGGGCTTGGCAGTTCGCTGACCTTGCCGCCAGCTTCCAGGAACTGGGCTATCTGCTCGGATATGGCGTCCGCCTGTGGCCGATGATGCTCGACCAGGCTCAAGTGATTGCTGATCATGCTGCCACCTTGACCAGCCTCACGCCGGCCATGCTGAATTGAGAGCCCTGGTCAGCGACGAGTGCGTCGAGCGCTTCCCAGTCCACAGCGAGCACCGAGATAGGCGCCTGCCCGTATGCCACGGCCTTAATCAGGGCCTCCAAGTCGAAGACCTCGGCCTGAAGATTGGTCGCTGGCGTCTGCACGCTAACCGGCTTCGCTGCTGGCGGTGCAGACTGGGCGGCCCGGCCCGGTGCAGGTGAAGCGGGGGGCGTTGGCTCAATTACAGCGCTTGCCTTTGCTTCATCCTCGATCCGCTTCAGTTCCTGCTGGCGAATCTCCTCGCGCAGGGCTTCAGCCTTCTGCTCTTCTGCCTTTTTGTGCTCGTCGATCCGTACCTTGATCAGCGACACCAGGTCGTCGTTGGCCTTCAAGACCAGTTGCTGAATGTCGTTGAACAGGAAGGCGTGGTCAGGTGCCAGTTCGGCCAGGGTGCTCAGGTTCAAGCGAATCGCGTCAGCGGACTGACTGGCGTCGATCTTGGCGCGGGCTAGCTCAGTATCGACGGCGTCCTGAAGGCTGGCGATGGTGCGCTTGTTCTTCATGGCTCCGGCGAAGTCGGCAGCCACCGACGGCAACGTGACGCGGCCAAGTGTTTTGTTGATGGCCGCGATGTGGTCCGTTAGGGATTGTTCGGCCTTCTGCTTGATGGTCGTCTTCACCAGCAGCTCTTGCGCTTTCACCAGCTTGTCGACCTTCAGCCGAGTCTCGCGGGCATGGGCGCTGATCCGGTCCAGGGATGAGAACAGGTCGTCGATGCTTTGTGTCTGCGACAGGGCCTGTTTCTTCGCTGCTGCGACCGCCTCTTCGACATCACCGCACCACTTGACCGCTTTCTTGGCGTCGGCAAAGTCCTGGTCTGTCTGTAGGGTAGTTTTCACCGAGTCAATGACCGCCAGGGCCGAATCTTCAAATACCTTCAGGTTGCTGGCGGTGACCATGCCGGTCAGTTCGATGCGCAGCGCGGGCAGCTCATCCGGGGCCTTGCCGACCACAATCGATGGCGCATCCGCGATTACGTGCGTCGCCAGGTCGGCTTCGAACTGCTTCCATCCTTCGACCAGTTGGACGGCGCGGCCAGGGACTGGCCTGTATTCCATGTGCACGAAGTTTTCGGCGGTGCCATCCGAGCATACGAAAATCACGCGTTCGGCACCGCTCACGAGTAACTGCTGCTCGAGCTGCCAGTAGTAGTGTGGCTCAAGCTCGCCAGCTTTCACCTGGGCGACCAACGATTCGTTCCATAGCTTGTGCTCGAACAGGGTCTCGCCAAGCATCGTCGCGCCGTCCATGGAAGCCAGCAGGTTACCCTCGGTGCCGACGACCGGATAAAGCTCCTCGCCGATCATGTCTTCGACCAGAGGGCGCGCCATTGCTTCGGTGGTGTGACCTTTGTCGAAGATGTATTGCTGCGCCGGTGTTACGTCGGCGGTGATGCCGGTTTTCTTTTGAGTCAGCAACTCGGTGCGAGTCTGGTACTTCGATGCGCCCTTCATGGCCGGGGCTTCGGAGGCGGTGAAGTACTTGGCGCGCAGTGCGTGCCACTCGGCGGAGCCTTGAGCTACGTTATGGATTTTCATGCTGCGTCTCCGTCGATGGCTTTGAGGTTGTTGATTTTTTCGATCTGGGCATCATTCAGCGTGTATTTGCTGCTGATGGTGGCGATCAGGTGCTCGGGGCTGGTCCGGTTCGCATCGACCAGCGGCTGCCACTTGACGATGTTTTCGTCGAGCAGGCTTTCGGGATAGTCGGGAAGCGCTTCAGGCTCGGGCTGTGCCTGATGTTGCGGTGTGATATCGCGGACCGTGTCATCGAAGGCCTTGCCTTCCATTTCATCGGCCGTCGGTGCAGATCCGACTTCAGGGAACGCCTTGCGCAGGGCCTGGGCCTCGGCGCATTTGGCAAGCTGGGCAAAGGCACGGCGTTTCCACATAGAGTTCGGCGCGATAGTGTCCTTGCTGGCCGTCGCATAGTTTTCAAGCCACCGCTCGTTGGCAGTGAATTCAGCAACAAGCCCATTGGACATCTGGCGTTTCACGGTCACCCGGCACCATTCGGGGTAGGTGACGTCCACGCCGCCCAGCTTGGCGGTGATCGATGGGCCGTACTCAGGGTCGCTGATGCCAGCGTATTGCCCGGTGCGTGCCGCCTGGATGCGGTACAGGCCAATGCCAGGCATGACCACGTCCACCATCCCTTTGCCTTTCTGGTAGATCGGGACGATGTGCACCGGCTTCAGCATCGGGTCCAGCTGGGCGGCCTTGCAGTAGGCGAGCACCATAACCACCGAGTTGTGAGCTGCGCCTGGGTACAAGCTGCCGCTCAGCACTTCGACGAGTGCATCCTCGGACATGGCCGGCATGTGCTCGGCCTGCTTCATTACTGCGGACATGGGAAATCCTTGCCGCGACGTGCGCAGCGCTTGAAAGTGTGAGTTAGGAGGTGATGCGGTCTGCGTAAGCGCTTGCGAGCATCCAGGCAGTGCAGAGAAGAAGAACAATGGCTGAGCCGCGCCAGGTATATATGCGGCGTAGGCGTTGACGTGAGGTCATTTCAGCACCTGCGATACCGGAGTGACCGAGCAGGCCCTGGAGCGCTCCTGCGCCAGGGTGTAGGCCAGCATGGTCATGAGCAGGGCGGAGGCTAGGATCCAAGTGATGGCTTTCATGGCCGAGCCCTCACGGCGATCCGGCCGGACTTAATCGCCGCCACCAGCTTTGGTGGGAGCACGGCAACAGGCAGCTCGCGCGGAATGCCAGCGCCCACTATCGCAAGGCTGCGTTCAATCTCTTCGAGCTGCTCATTCAGCAGCGTTTTAACCGGTGCAGTGCTCATGACGCCTCCTTGCGCTGCCTGGTGATTTTCAGGTGGCGCTTGCAGTAGTGGTTGAACTCTTCAACGCTGATGGCGCTGCCTTCCATCATTTTGGTGATCATATGCAGCACGACCTTTCCGGCGGATGGCGGGCTGTCTGGGTGCTCCAGGCTGTCCAGTGCCTCGTCGATGAGGATGTAAGGGCTCACAGTTCGTTGTCCTCTGCCTGGGCGATCAGCGCGTCATCTACAAGGGGTCGAAGTAGGCCCTCTGCGATTTCGCCAAGCTTGCCCAGCGGGTGATCGCTGGGGCCGAGGAGTTCGGCGGCGGCGACCTTGTCAGAGTGACGGCGCTCGGCGGCAATCAGCAGGTAGCCCAGCGAAGCCGTGGTGACCTCGCAGTCTGCAAGGCGTCCGTTTGCATGCTCATCAACAGCCAGAGCGAACTGGGCCAGCGTGACGCCCTGAGCCGGACGCATGCGGCGCTGCACCTTCACGTCGCAGCCATGCCGAACCACTTGTTCTACGGCGTTGTACAGCCACTCAGCCCGAGCAACTTCGCGAGGGCTTTCGCTCACCGGAGGCGGCAGGCGGTTATCGAATTCACTTTGTGCGAGCGCGGTTGCGTTCATGGTTGCCTCCAGAGTGGCGGTAGATCAGGAGTCTGCTGCGATATCGGCGAGGATTTTCGCCTTGCGCTTCTCGAAGCGGGCGCTCCAAGTTGGTCTGCCATCTACGCGCCAGATGGTCGCGCCACGCTTGCGGAGCTTCCGGGCCCGAGCCGGAGAAATTCGATTCCCCCATTTCTCGTTGCGGTAAATGGCTTCCCAGTACTCGACCGTCTCGCGCTTGTCGTACTTGTAATACCGGCTGCTCGGCTTATTTTTCGAGAGCCACTCGTTCACCAGCGATACTTCGACGGTGGCCGAGCTGAAGACGTAGCAACGCGCAAGAGACTCCAGGGTACCGACGCCGATCTGCGCGGTTGGCACGCCAACATCAGCACCGCACGACCAGACCTGACCCCTGCATTCCAGCGTTGACCCATCCGTGAGCTGGATCGTGAATTCCCGCCCGGCGAAGGCATCGCGCGATCCCGGCTCAATCTTCAGGAAGTCGTAAAAGCCGCCGTCGTTCGATACCAGAAGGTTTCCGGTGCGTTCGTAAACGCAGCGCGGCATTTCATCAAGCAACAGGAATGTCTGCCCCTGCTTCGTCCTGATCACATCAATGATCTTCGGCATTACAGAAACCTCTGTGGTTGATCCAACAAAACTCGGATGCACTCATCCGCTCCGCTGATTGCCGTTGACGCGGAGGGAGTGGTGATGAGGGCCGACTCGAAAAGGAACGTGTAGAATCGTCGCGCCAACATCTAGGGAGCGATTGAATGCATAATTTAGTGCCGGGCCAAGTAGTGCGCCTAAAGAGCGGAGGCCCGAGAATGACAATTGAACAAATTGGGGACTTTTCCGCAGGAGGCTTTGGCAACGGGCCAAAAAACGGAGCCAAGTGCAGTTGGTTTGATGCATCTGGTAAGCGTCATATCGAGAATTTTTCGATGGATTCGCTCAAAAGAGCAGACTGACCTAGTCCTCTCCATTGCAATTTGATTATTTCTGCGAGGGAGAGGATCGCGCAGTTAACGACAGGCTGTCGTGGCGCTGGTTGTTCAGTCGTAAATGCCGTAGCTGAAATCATCC